TCTTAGTTTGTCCACTGCCAGAAGCTGAGCTTCTGTAAGACCACAGTTACCACTCCCCACTAAAAATCGAGGAGTCCCCACCTCCAGTTGTTCGCTAATACTTCTACTAATTGCAGTAGAGGCTTTGTTATTCATGGGAGTTTGATTTAGTGTGCCTGGTCTAAAATTAACAGTACCACCCTGTACTCGCTGAGAAGCCCTACTGTTTATCTCAGAGATATCCATATTAACTACACTTATTTTATCCCATCTATATGTCCCCGATGTTCCGTCCCAAGCACTTGCAAGTGTTATAGCTGAGCCATTAGCACCTCCCGGATTTATATTTACTATTTTATCTAGTTCTAGCTTGTAGGTTCCGTCGTCGAGTCTGAAATCGTTATAATCACCAAAAGAACCTGATCTCCAAAGAGCTTCGGTACCGCTAACTCTACGCCATACAAAACCTTCTATAGGAAGGCCGTCTGGAGTACTAGTACTGCTAGTTGGTTTAATACGCCCAGGAACTAAACTATCTGGTCTTGCTCGTTGACCAAGTGCGCTAACCATAGTTTGGGTAAAAGTACTCGAAGAAGTAGATAAACTTACTTTATGTCTAGTATCGTAACTACTTGTTACGCTTGTTTCCGCTAGGGTTCCTCCTCGTATTAATAACTGCGCTCCTAATGAGGCATTCACAACCAAGGGAGTAGTAGAAGTTGCATTATTAATTGTTGCTGATGTAGACCCGTTAGTAAGGGTGATAGTCATAGGGCCGTGAGATACGTGTTGCCCTGACGCAGATACTTCGTGAATTCTGTCATTATTCAGGAATACCGAAGCCGAACCATCTACTAAACCTAGTATGGGGCCTTCTGAAATAACATCTGTAATCGAAACAAGCTGAGCATCTTGAGCGCTTGTACTAATTGTAGCAGCACTATTGCTGGATGTACCTGTTCCTCCTGGATTAGACTTACCATAATTACCTGTGCCGGCACCACCACCGCCATTTCCGCCATGTCTCATTTTTATCTCCTACCGTTCGTGGGCTTTTTTAGAGCCTGTCTTTTTATGATGTGATATTGTACTACTAGAGGTGGTTGTTATTGAGCCGTCTCCTCCAAAAATAGCCCCTGTATTTTTTCTATATCCTGATGCATTTTGAATATCTATACTTACAGGTCTGCCTGGCACTCTTAGTCTTCCATAAAGTATGGGAATAGGATCACCTTCTTGTATATTTTGTGCGTTCCCGTTAAACGCATAGTTTTCTGGGCCCTCTCCGTCTACTGAAGGGTCGGGAGCCATCATTTGACTAATACCTGCCATCGCTAGGTTTAGTGCGACAGCGGCAGTTGCCATACCAATTCCACTAAGACCATTTGCTAAAGATGCAAATCCTGGTCCCATGCCTCCGGCTCCAAAAGTTGTTGTACCAAAAACTGCTGGAAACATAAACATAACAGCTACTATAGCAATAGCTGCAAGTATCTTTCCGAATGCAGATTTAGATCCTGCAGGAACAATTGCTATAGTTACGTCCCCTTCTTTCAAAGGCGTTAAAAGATCCTCTTCACCTACTTGCTCGCCCGCAGTATCTACAGCAAAGCTTACATCATTTTCATGGCACTCTCTGACATAAGCCAAAAAATCGGGTCTATTCGCATTAATGCATTTAAATACTTCAGTATAATTAGTCGCATTCATTCTAAAAACAGAACCAAACTGTTCGCCTAGTTCTCCTTGTAAATATACGTTACGCATCATGGCGATACACTCCTGTTATGTACTTTTTCCAAAATGGATACAGATTTTCTCTGCATGATAATCTTTTGTCTGCGTGGTGATAAAAAATATCTTCCCCTAAATAAACTCCACAGTGATTACCTACAGAGGCATTTACTGTGAATATAATAACATCGTTCTTTTCCATATTTCCTTCTACGGGCTTATACCCATAATCTTGAATTATTTCGTCTGTAAAGTAGTCTAATTTCTTCTCCCACCAATCGTCTTCGAAAGCGGCACGAGAAGGTATTTCTATACTTTGTAAAGCTAGATAGTCTCTCATTGCTTCGAAACAGTCAGAAACACCAAATTCATATTCCCTACCATAAAGAGGTTTAGATTCTTTTTCAGGCTGTTGTACGTGAGCATCCATACCAGGATAACTAAATATGTAATAAGGAATTCCTATGGCATTACAGTGTTTTATGTCTGACTCGCTAGGGTCACAACTTGCATCAGGGTGACTGTGGACTATCCCTACTATATCACTTTTTCGTGATATATTTAAATACTCTGTAGAATCCAATATGAAATCGTCTTCATGTTCCGCAACATTAGTACAAGGAAACCACTGTAATTCACCCTTAACGACAGCTAACAAACCACACCCTTCTCTCGGATAATTCTGTTTAAAATGTTCTTCTATTTCATCTAAAAACTGTAACATAATCAGAACCTCAATGTGCCAGGGAAACCGCCAAAAGGTAAAACAGCAGAGCTGTCTGTTCTTGCATCTATTTTTACACCACTTGAGTTATCTCCTATTAAAGTCGCCCCATATCTACACTTACAAGAATGTAAAGTTTTTCCACACATTTCTTCTCTAATCCAATGCGGAGAATTAAGGGCAGGAGCATTATTTAGATTACCAGAGTGTAAAGACCTCCATACCGTCGTTATAACTACACTATTAACAGTAGTGACATTGGCCTTGACTAAAGCTCCTTCTGTATAAGTAGTAGAAGAGCTATAGGTGGTATATCCTAATGCTTCTACCCAAGTTCCATCATTTTCTTCAGGGTCGTTACTGCCACTGCTAGTATGCCCTACTTGTGCTCTATACCATTTATTATTGTACTTTCTATAAGATCCTTGTGTTATGGCGGAGCCAGAAGCCCAATTCGATACTCCATTTAAAAGAGTTTGAGTTAGTAAAGGCTGGTCTTTTGCGTTATAGAATATATTATAGTCATATGGAGGAGAAGAAGGTATTGTGGAGGATCTTGCTCGTACAACACTATCTGCTCTCCAGACACAACCCCCATTCTGTTCTAAAGCTTGTCCTTGATACATCCAACTGCAGAACTTACCTACGACTACACGTCGAGGTATAGTTACACCTTCCAGGTCGTATACAGCAGCTAGCTCAAACTGTACTGCCAATTGATTTTCGCTAGCAACTCTATCAACTCTGTATTTTAAAGTGGGCATCTCTACAGGAGGACTGGAGTCTCCAGACTCTCCGTAAAGATATTTTTGCATCGTTTGTCTACGGACAACTGTTGCGCCTACTACTTCATCATAATCTGTGACGCCTATAGTATCTTTTAGAAGGGAACTTACATTAGCTAGTGTTATTGTTGGTCGTGCAGATGCACCGTATATCTTCAAGGTCGTCTCCAATCCCTTCACAAAAGTAAAAAGTATTACCACTCTGAAGTAGTGTTATTTCAAAGAGACTAACAACGCCACTATCGACTGTAGTGCCTTGTACATCTGTTGCTATTAAATTGGTCATGCTTCGTATACTCGCCTTACGCTAACGGTTAATGAATAAAAGTTTCCATACAAGTACGTAGTTGTGTACGTATCAGAAACTACTTTAATTTCTCTTTCTCCTACACCTGCATCACCTGCAGGGTCGGAAGTTACATTTGAATCTGGAATAATTAGAGAAAAAGCTGTTACACCTTTTTTGCCATCTAAAAAATTAACAACATCGTCAATGAACTCTTTTTCTCTGTGTTGAAATTGTAGGTTATATGTTTCTCCTATAGAGTTTAAGCCTCTAACTATTCGTTGCTCATAACCATCTCCAAACTTTGCAACAGCAACATTGTGCTTACTCTGCCTGTTTAATCCTTTATCAGGAATTGCGTAGTTTGCTCCTAAGTATTTAAAACCTACAGTCATTATGCTACTCCATATGGGTTAAGTATACCGCCCGATCGTTTTTGATTCTGTAATTCATTTTGTACGGCAACTGCGATGGCTTTTCCTAGACGCTCTTGGTCCATTCCACCATCATTTTGCTCTGTTTGAGCACTTGTATTACCCGCTTCGGTTGAAACATTTACAGTTACATTTGAAACGTTTCCTCCAGAATTCTTCATTTCAACAGGTATAGATCTGCCGTTAGGTAGAGGTACTACTGCTTCTGTACCGTGTAGCATTGCGGGATAGCCTCCTTGAGACCCTTTTGCAACACCGCCCCTTCTATAGCTATTTTGTTTCTTCCCTTGCTCAAATACTCCGCCATTTCTACCTCCGTCTATACCTAAAAAGTTACCAAAACTTGTACCGCCTATGGCAGTCTGTAACATCTTCATTACTAACATTTTAGTAATCATTTTTGCAATATCTGCAAGTATAGCTTTTGCCATATCTGCAAAAGCTTGTTTTGCGGACTTAGTTCCGTCTATAAGGGAGTTGAAGGCACTTTCCATATTACTTTGTAAAGAGTCACCAATCTTTAAGCCCATTTGAGCCATTTCGTCAGCGGCCTTCTTAGCTGCGTCTCGTTTTGCTTCTGCAAGATCTATTTCTCTTTGTCCTTGCTCCATTGCTTTTTGGTGTATCTCTAGCTGTACCTTATCCGTAATCAGAACCTCTTCATTTCTTAGTTTAGCGAGAGCATTCTTCTTTTCGTCTAAAGCAAGAATAGCTTCTTTATGTGCTATTTCAAGTTGTTCTCTTTGCCCAAAAGCAGAATTTAAATTTGCACCCGCATCGACTTTGGCAATTGCATTGACACTCTTCTCGTTTGCAATACGCTTTTCTTCTGCTTCTACTGCTCTTAAATTTTCAATATACTTATCTACTCCGCCCGCTGCTTCGAATCTCTTATCTATCTTTGCTTGAACATCGGAGGTTAGTCCTAGTGCCTTTCCTGCGTCTTCCGCAGAGGTTCCTAGTTTTTCTATGTTTTCTACGTAACTTAGGACAGCTTCGGAGCTTGCTCCTTTAAGAGCCGAACTCATGTTACCTAGTTGATTATGGGCTTCTTCGATATTACGATTAAACTTACCGGCATTTTCGGTCATTTCCTGAACCGCTGCAGTATTACCAGAGATTACAGCTTTATGAAATGCAGGAGATATTTTCTCCAAACCCTTCATTTCAAGTCCTATTTTCTTTAGACCTTGTGAGTAGAGCTCAGCATCTCCTTTAGGAATCATCTCACCAAGCTCGTTTTCCTCTAGTCTAGGTAGGAGCTCATCTAGCTCTCTCATCATATCCAAAACAGGAAGGCTTTGCATAGTATTAGCTTTAGCCCTATCTGCTTTCATAGGATCATAGTCTTTATCTTCGACATTAAATACTTTACCCGCAACGATAGTATCTAGCTCTTTTCCTAAGCTTTTCGCACTATCTCGTATTTGCTCTAAAGCGTCCTTATAACCCAAGGCCTCTTCTCTACCTTTTTGATGCTCATCTGCAATTTTATAGATACTTGAATTTTTAATGCCGTCTTCTATTTTCTTTCCTAAATCATCCCCGAAAGTAAAATCTTCAGACATTTCCAGCTTAACTCCAGGTATTTTGTTGAGCTGCTCTTTTAAGTAGTTTACAAGACCAATAGCCATATTTGCCATGCCTTGTATCATTTTTAGAGCAAACTTAATACCTTTGATAATTCCATCAAGCATAGTTCTAGGGGAGTTTACTACTGCCATGATCATATCATAGATCATCTGAATAATTCCTAGAATAACAGTACCTTTCATAGCCATGTTCATAGCTTTGCCTGCCATAGTGGCTGCTCTGCCTACTGCTTTAAATCCACCTGCTAAACCTCTTTTGAGTGCTGTACCTACAACCTTTGAACGTAGTTGTATGCGTTTAAAGAACCCGTTTATCTTTTGACCGGTGCTTCGTGTTTGGGTCTCTGTTTTCTTTAAACCATTTCCAATTTCTCTTGCAATATCTATACCAACTTCTTTAAAGATACCTTTGGTAATTTTTCCATGTGCTTTGTACTGGGCTTCGGCTGACTTAAGAGCTTTCTTTAGATTAGATTTATCTGCTCCTTTCATTTCGCCAGACGCTGCTCTTGCTAGTACTTTTGAAGTAGAACCAGCTTCTACGGCTTTGCTAGCACCTGATTTTACTTCGGCCCTACCTTCTTCTCGTAGACTGGCGGCTGCTTGTTTAGTCTTTTTGATTTCTTCTGCATAAGCTGCCATTGCGGACTTAGCTTCCTCTGCTTTTTGTTCCTGGGAATCGAAGAAAGATGAAATAGCCTCTTTTGCCTCTGAGACAAAGGGCATATTCTTTATGATACCCATACCAATTGCTCCAAAGAATAGAGCAGCTACTGCGGCATTTTCGTTAAGAAAGCCTGCTAAAGCTTCGAAAGGAGGAAGTATAAAACCTGAAAGCGTTTTGGCTAAATCATTGAAGGTAGCGGCTAGCTGCATAAAGGGATTTGCTTGACCTTCCGCGTCTCCCACAACCTTATTTAGTTGTTCCATAGTCTCTAAGTATACTGCTTGTGAAGCATCCGCAGACGAAAGAGCGTCTGCTGAAATACCTAAAGATTCTGCATATTTTCTTTTTGCGGTTTCTAGTTTGAGAGTAATACCCAATTCATCGAGAAGTTCAGGCTCTGCTTTTGACACACCTCTTGTTAGTCGATCAAAAGAATCTGTAAAGTTTCTTCCTAACACGTTTGAAACTTTAAGTGCACCTTCTGCCATTTCATCCATTTGCTCAGAAGAAAAACCTTTAGCTAGTCCCATTGCAGAAGCTGCTGCGGCAGATTGAAAGTCTAGCATTCCTTTGGAAGCTGCTCTTAGTTTATTGGTGAGACTCTCCATAGCGATACCACTATTTTGAGCGAATTGAACCTGACTTTGTTCGAGAAGGGCTACGTCTGCGGCATTCTTTAGAAAGTTAAATGCGGCAGATAAAGCGAATACACTGGCTGCAAAAGTTGCATAAGCGCCTACTAAGCCACCCATGCCTTGAGCCATTTTTGAAAAGTTTTTTGTACCGTTTGCAGAAGCCTGAGCAGCACCTTTGATATTACGATCTGCAGTTCTGGCACTAGTTGAGGTTTTGTCGAGTGCGGCTGCGGCTTTAGTTGCATCTTTCCCGATAGCTTTTAAGCTACCGTCTTCCATGACTTTAAACTTTACTGTTATTGTATCTGCCATTAGCCTTTCACATTATGGGTGTACTGTTTTCCACCGCTCGCAGACTTTCTTTCCTCTGCCTTTCTTTTTCTTTCTGCTTTATCTGAGTAGTGTTTGACTATTATTCCTTCATACATTTTCATTATGTATAAAACTTCTGCTTTATCTTCTACATCGAACAACTCAAATAAGTACTGTAAATTATTCCAGGATTTGCCCATGTACTGTCCGGACATTCCTTCAAATCTATCTTCAAGGTAGCTGAATATAAAAAATGCCACTTGGACCTCAGAGGGAAAGTCTGAGATCTCCAGCGGCATCTTATTGGGGTCTGGCTCTTGTCCAAGCTGCTCACATATAGATAAGTATTTATCTACATCAATGGATTGATCGTCTTCTTTTACGAATCTTTCAAGTAAACCCCGTATCTGGCTTACTTGTTTCCAGTAAAATTTTCCAGTTCACTCACAGTCTCTGTAACCCATGTATCAAATACGCCAGAGTTCTTCATAAGTAATTCGGAATTTTCTTGTGTGTGAGGCAACACATCATCTGCGTCAAGTGCCGAGACATCTACCAATAGAAGCTCTTCTAGGTAACGATACTTCAGGCCTGACCATCCTTTGATTACTGCCTTACAATACTCTACTAAGAATTTATCCTCATCTAGAATTTCTTCAGGTTGATGAGTCTTTTTATTGAACTTGTTAGTTACACACTTCTTTCGTAGTTTTACTAGTTCTTCTCGTGCTAAATAACACAATTCTACTGACATACCCTTAAAGCCAGGGAAGTCAATTGCTACGGTTTTACTAGGGGTCATAAGACTCGCTAGTGAAATTGGTTGGGTTTCGTTCATTTTTTATCCTTTGTTGTAAAGTTGTCTAAATAAAACAGGGGTGAAAAATCACCCCTGCTTCGATTTTCTATTTCATAGTATAGTCGAAATGACCTCCTATGTCAAGAATTATTTTTTTGATGCCTCTATTACTGAGAAGTAATGCCTTTATAATGAACTTTCACTTCATCCGCAGTAGAGATACTTGTTGGCAGTGCGTGGAAGTTTAACTCCATACCAATAACATCTTCAACTGTGTGGCTTGGAATTTCCAAGTGCGCTTTAGGACACTCAAACTCAATACCAGGTGCAGCATCTGCTCCGCCTACTTGTAGCTTGAGAGAGAACGAGTTAGTTTCTTTATCGCTTTCAAGACGTAAGTCTTCCATAAGATCAGCAGAAGCTGCGGCATTATGGTCTAGATAACAAGTTACGCTACCTGAGACAGAACGAGTACCCATTACGTGACCTAAAGGAACATTCACGATACCTAAGCTAGAAGGAGTTACATACTCAACGTTGTTCGTAATAGTAACACTACCGCCTGTTAATACTAAGTTATAAGTAGCAAGTAGGTTACCTGCTGCTGTAGTAGTAAGAGCAAGAGTACTTAAACGGTTACGAATAAAGTTAGCAGTATTAGTAAGCTCTGTAGCAGTTACTTCTAAGGTACTAACAGTAGGCGCGCTAGAAGGCTCTTTGATTTGCTTAGCCATTCCTGACCAGTTCAAAGTAGCAATCCCGTCAATATCAAAATCAGCCTGACACTCATTAATTGTAGCATCTTCTAATTCGTACCAAAGATCAGTGCCGCCATTTGCTGGGAACTTAAAGTAAATAGTAGCTGTTGGGAAGGTCAAAAGGTTAGAGCTTTCAAAGTCAATAGTTGCTTTAGTAGCGCTGTTAGCGATAACATCAGTCCAAGTATCGGAACTAGCATTATACTCAGAGTGCTCTGCACCTGCCATCATTGCCCAAAGAACTTCTTCTACTGCGTGATGCTCGTCTGCACTTGATACGTCACGAGTAAACGGACGCGCATAAGTAGAGAAGCTC